ATCGACTTCGGTACAGCCAACCCGTTCTGTTGCCTATGGGGAGCACTTGACCCATCCGACGGCACCATGTACATCTACCGCGAGGCCTACCAAAAAAACCTCACAACCGCCGAGCAGGCTCGACTTGTCAAGTCCATGAGCGTGGACGAACACGGCAAAGCCGAAAGCATCTCGATTACAGTCATCGACCCGTCGACGTTCTCCAACGTCGCAGGCCTTGGTACCACGGTGGCGGCTCAATACAACGCCCAGGGGGTCGTGGTCACCAAGGCTAAAAACACCCGCATCGGCGGCTGGCAAAACATGCGCCGGTACATGATGGCTCACCCAGTAGACGGCAAGGTCCGCCTCAAGATTTTCAACTCATGCCAAAATCTGGTGCGCACAATCCCACTCATGCGCCACGACTAAAACAACCCCGAAGACCTTGACAGTCGAGACGAAGACCATGCCGTTGACGCCCTGCGCTATCTGTTAGGGTGTAGACCATACGAACTATCGAAGCGCGACAAAAAGAAATACGAGCCGGGGGCTGAAGGTCGCGTGCAGAAATTCTTAGAAAAACTTGATCGCCAAGGCAAGCGCCGGAACGTTTGGAGGTAACTGATGCTTGTCGTTAACCATTACAATTATCTTCCTGGGTCGTGTACTTTGTGCCGCTCCAGCAACCTTCCCGCCATCGACACCAACGTCGATCTCGACTGGCCGAACAGCCCCGACGACCCTAACCCGTCAGCCAACCGCCGCCTGTACATCTGCGCCGACTGCGCAATCAACCTGGCAGACATGGTGCGGGAATCCCGCGGCATCGAACTGCGCCCGCAAAACGCCTACAAGGCGCTGGAGGAGCTGAGCCAAGGCCTCAGCAACATGAACCGCGAACTGAAGGGCCGCGTCGAAGAACTTGAAAACACCATCGCGGTCATCAAAAGCGTGAACGTCACGCCAATCATCCCAGCTGACGAAGAGCCGACGGTGACCAACTTCAAGGTTGTGCCGCCGCCCAAGGGAGCAGCATGATTTGGCTCGGGCTCGTCGCGGCAGTCAACACCGCGCTCAGCGCCTTCCTCGTTTACGAAAACCGCAAACTGACCTACGCTGCTATCGCCCGCCATGCTGGCGACATCGCCGTCATGGAACGAGCACCACGTCGCCGTGGCAAGCCTGCTGAATCTGACGCCGAAAAGACGTACCATGCATGGCGTAACCCAGTTGAAGGAGTAGGTCCGTGACATGGTCCCCGCCTGACCCGGCGAAAGTCTTGAACCTTTGGCGCGACGCCGATTCGTATTTGGTCAAAGAACGCCGCGACTATTGGCTCAACGGTTCGTATTACCTCGGCCAACAGTGGATTTGGTGGGACTCGACACGCACCCTTGTGCAGGAACTTGATTACCGCACCGAGGCTGAAAAGGACAGCCGCATCACCGTTGACAAGTACGGGCCGCGTCTGTCATCTCTTTTGGCGCGCATGATGCGCTCCGAGCTTGTGTTTGAGGTTCAACCGCAAGGAACTGACGACGCGTCGATGCGCAAGCAGCGCTTGCAGGAGCAACTCCTTATCGCCGAACAGCACGAACGTGATTGGGAACTCACCCGAGAAACTGCCCTTTTGCAGGCATTTTTCGGTGGTGCCGCAGCGATCTGTGTTGACTGGGACCCCGAAATGGGCGACGACTTCTATGTGGACATGCAAACTGGTGTTGCGATTCCCGACGGCGGCGTCCGCCTGACGCCACTGGGCATCAACGAATTTACTCTCGAGCCTGGCACGCAAGACCCTGCGGATGCACGTTGGTGGATTCGCGCAACAAGCCTGCCACCGGCACAGGTCAAAGAGCGATACAACCTCGATTGGATGCCCTCGCCTGACGCTGAAGCCGTACTGACTTCGCGCGCACGGTCGATTCTGATGCGACGCCCAGGCAACCAGTCGCCACAAACAACAATGGTGTACGTCTACTACGAACGCCCCACACCGACGACGCCTGGCTGCATCGTCCACGTTGTCAACAACAAGATTGTGTTGCAGGAAGACGGGTGGCCTTTCCCGTTCCCGCACCTCAACGTTGCTCTTTTCCGGCAGAAGAAAATCCCGAACACTTGGGTTGGGCACACGCTGTGCACACCGGCCCGTGACGTTCAGTACGCCTACAACCGTGCCCGTTCGACGATCATGGAGCACATGCGCAAAGCTGCCAACGCGCGCCTGATGATCCCCGCAGGCTCAATCGACGACGCCGACATCATCACCGTTGACCCTGGCGACACGCTGGAATACAACGCTGAACTAGGCGAACCACACTGGCAAACCGCCCCCGACGTGCCACGCTGGATCAGCAACGAAGCCGCCGCGTTGGAAATGGAACTCGACGACATCTTCCACACCCACTCTGTCAGCCGCGGCCAGGCCCCCGGCGACCGCAACTCGGGTTTGGCGCTGTCGCTTCTCGCAGAAAAGGACGACACGCCGCTCGGGCCGATGGCTCGCGATCAGGCAAAAGGTTGGGCGGTCATCGCCCAGATGACCCTTATGCTGTATCGTATGAACGCTGAGGCCAGCGGAATGCGCCGCAAGGCCACGATCATTAACGAGCACGGGCAACCGCTCGACATCTCATGGGGAGCACAAGACATTGATGAAAAACCGAAAGTCGTTGTACCGCTGGACGCTACGAGTCCTCGTAGCAAGCTTGCTACTCAGTCGGTCATTACCGCTCTTGCGGACCGTTTCCCGCAGGCTTTCCAAAACATTGACCCGCTGGCTCTGGCAAAAATGCTGGACCTCCCCGACCCCAAGGGGTACCTCGCTCAGGTCGACCCTGATGCTTCTAAAGCTCAATGGGAAAATGGCCTTCTTATGCAAGGCGTCCCAGTGGTCCCGGAAGATTTCGACCTTCACGACGTCCACATCAACATCCACAACCGCGAGCGAAAGTCGCCCGCCTATGAACTTGCTGATCCTGCCGTCAAGGAAATTATTGATCTTCACGTCATGGCCCACCAAAGAATGCTGATGGGGGACACGCAGGCCGCGCTCGACGCCCAGCAGGCGATGATGCAGGCTGGCCCGCCAAACGCCATCGCGGCAATGACTGCTTCCGGCGGTATCTCGGGGCAGGCGGCAGAAGCGCTCGTCGGCAGTCAACCTGGATTCTCAAGCAATATCACACAACCCGTTGAGGCACCGGCCGCAGCGGAAACACAAGCCACCACTGGAGGAATGGCATGAGCGAAACAGGAGACATCGGCGCAGCAGTAGAAAGCTTGGATTTCTCTGCCGAAATAGCACCTTCCGAGCAGCCAGTTGAAACTGGCGAAGTTAACTGGGAAGAGCGCTACCGCGCCGAAGTGCAGGACCGAATCCGCGAACGCGAAAAGTACAAGCCGTACAAGCAAGTCTTTGAGCGCATGCACCCTGACGACGCCCAGGCAACCATGCAGTTCGCTCAGGCCTACGCCGCAGGTGACCAAGAATCTGCCATCCAATGGATGATTAACAACGCCAAAACCCTCGCGGGCGACCGTTTCCAGCAGTACCTGAACCCCCAGCAGCAGGCTGCGGCCCAGGCATCCATCGCCACGAACGCAATGGCCCAAGGGCAGGCCGCGGGCATGACCGCCGACCAAATCCAGCAACTGGTCAGCCAGGAGATTGCCAACTTCCAGGAACAGCAGGAAATTGCGCGCCACGAAGTCGAGATCGACCAGACCATCCGCGACTTCGGCCTTCAACCCGAGACCCCGCTGGCACAAGCCATCATCGTCAACGCAATGAACCGCGATGACCTCGATCTGCGCGCAGCCTACAACGAGATGGAAACTCAAATTCTCCAACAGGCCCAAGCCATCGTCGAGAGGCGGCGCAGCGCAGGTAACGCAATGCCGACAGCCGCCCCAACCGGCGTCAACGGTGTCCCGATGAGCGGAGCAAGCCCGCGCGACCGCGCAATGGCCCGCCTTAACCAGCAGGGACTCTGACAGTCATTGACAACCGCGAGGTTCCAACTACAATGACATCAAACGTGGTCGGACGGCCGCGTCAAATAATCTGCTAGTTCTAACCTCGGGGACCCGAGAGAGGCTAACGGCGCGAGGCCAACAGCCGAAGAATGATCGCGGAAACCAATTCCCTTTCAATCACTCTCACAGAAAGATCAACCAATGCCCGCAAGCCTTTCCACGGTTGACGCAATCCTGAAGGACGACTACAAGGATTACATCGACCAGCTCAACAACGCCTTGTTTCTCACCTCGCAGGTCGAGACCCGCAAGGACACGGTTGTCGGCCGTATCGCCCGCCACGCGATCCACCTCGGACGTTCGTCCGGCGTCGGTGCTCGCGCAGAAGGTGGCACGCTCCCGACGGCAGCAAACCAGGCGTACGCCACAGTCCCTGTCCCGGTTCGTTACGTCTACGGACGTATCCAGCTGAGCGGCCCGACGATTCGCCAGGCGGTCACCGACCGTGGCGCATTCATCGACGCCCTCGACGCCGAAATGCAGGGCATCCGCAACGACGCAATGAAGGACGTCAACCGCCAGCTTTGGGGCCAGTCGAACGGCGTCATCGCCCAGTGCGGGACCACGACGTCGGCGACGACCGTCGTGCTCGCCTCGAGCACCGGCTCGGCGGCTCTCCGCCAGCTGTACAACGACGGCGGCATGGTCGTCGACATCGGCACCGTGGCAGCGCCCACGACCGTTGCCTCGGCACGCACCGTCACCTCGGTTGACAACTCGGCCAAGACGATGGTCATCAGCGGCGCAGCCGTCACGACCTCGTCCAGCCACTTCGTCTTCCGTACGGGTGCAGGCGGCGCGTCGAACAACAGCGGCGCACCTGGCGACGGCCAGATCGAACTCACGGGTATGCAGACCATCGTGTCTGACTCGGCCGTGCTGCACACGATCAACCCGTCGTCGCAGCCCAACTGGAAGGCGTACGTCAACTCCAACAGCGGCACCAACCGCGCCGTTTCGGAGACGCTCATCACCGGCTCGATTATGAAGGGCCTCACCAACTCGGGCAAGAAGGTCAACCTTCTCGTCTCGGCTGAAGGTGTCCACATGATCGTGGCGAACCTCCTCCTGTCGCTGAAGCGCAACATGGAGCAGACCGAGCTCAAAGGCGGCTACGCCGGAATCCAGTACTTCGCCCCGTCCGTTTCGGGCAAGGGCGACGAGGGTCCGACGGTGCTGTACTGCGACTTCGACTGCCCGAGCAACAGCCTGTACGGTGTCCACACCGACTCGCTGGTGCTGCACCAGGTTGGCGACGGCTGGCAGTTCATGGACATGGACGGAGCGGTGATGAACCGTAAGCCCGACCTGGACGCCTACGAGGCAACGCTCTACAGCTACATGGAGCTTGCCTGCAAGCAGCGCAACACCCACTTCGTCATCAAGGACCTCACCGAGGTGAGCATCTAACATGGCGGCATCGGTCAGCATCACTACTGGCCC